TCACTTGACGAAACTCTTCGAAATAAATTTGTAGCTTTACTACAAGATAGATTTGGTTCAGCAGAGGACGCACGTTCTCTTGATGAACAACGATGGATAACAGGATATCATAATTATCGTGGTTTATATCCTAAGAATGTACGTTTTAGAGAGTCTGAAAAGTCAAGAGTGTTTGTTAAAGTAACTAAAACAAAAGTTCTTGCAGCCTTTGGTCAGTTAGTTGATGTTATTTTCGGATCTAATAAGTTTCCGATAGGTATTTCTGAAACTAAAGTACCTGAAGGTATATCAGAACATGCTCATCTTGATACAAATAATCCCGTTCCTGGGATTGAAACTACACCTGCTGAAGCTGGTGGTGGTGAAGAAGAAGAAGAACAGGAGAACCCATTTGATGTTGGATATGAAGGAGACGGTAAAGTACTCAA